ATGATGGTGTTATGGTTATGGGTACCAACATCATGTTGAAGTGGGAGATGTCCAAGAATATGGTACGTCCTAAGTCATCAAGCCAACACGCATTACCAAACTATATCGCTTGTGCACCACGTATGTACAAGGGAGTTGTTGAGTCATTAGTTCGTAGAATGATTCCATTCGCTGACTTGATTCAGATCACTCACTTGAAACTACAACAGGTAATCGCAAGAACAGTTCCGGACGGTGTATTCATCGATGCAGATGGATTGAACGAGGTAGACTTAGGTACAGGCCAAGCTTACAACCCTGAGGATGCATTACGTCTATACTTCCAAACGGGTAGTGTAATTGGACGTAGCTACACTCAAGATGGTGAGTTCAACAACGCACGTGTTCCAATCCAACAGCTTACATCTAACTCAGGTGCAAGCAAGACGCAGATGCTTATCGCTAACTACAATCACTACCTAGGTATGATTCGTGACGTTACAGGACTTAACGAAGCTCGTGATGGGTCTATGCCTGATCCTAACGCTTTAGTTGGTTTACAGAAGCTTGCTGCGCTTAACTCAAATACAGCTACACGTCATATCTTAGACAGTAGCCTTTATATCTTTAGATCATTAGCAGAGGCTCTTACTTATAGAGTTGCTGACGTATTAGAGTACGCAGACTTTAAAGATGACTTTGCAAATAAGATTGGTAAGTATAACGTGTCATTATTAAATGACATTAAGGACCTATACATCTACGACTTTGGTATCTTTATTGAAGTATCTCCGGATGAAGAGCAGAAAGCTCAACTTGAACAAAACATTCAGATGGCTTTATCTAAAGGAGACATCAACCTTGAAGACGCTATCGATATTCGTGAGATTAAGAACTTGAAGCTAGCAAACCAATTGCTTAAACTTAAGAGAGCCAAGAAGCAGGAGAGAGAAGAGAAGATGGCTATGCAACAGCAGGCTATCACAGCTCAACAACAGCTTCAGTCTCAACAGATGGCAGCTCAGACAGCTATGCAAAGTATTCAAGCAGAGACTCAATCCAAGATTGCAATCAAACAAGCAGAGGTTGCATTTGATATTCAGAAGATGGAGAAAGAAGCTGAGTACAAGAAAATGCTTATGGCTGAAGAGTTTAACTATAGTATGCAGGTTCAAGGTATGACTCAGAGTCAAATTGACAAAAGAGAGAAGGACAAAGAAGATGCTAAATCTAAAAGGATTAGTCAGCAAAATACAGAGCAATCTAAGTTAATTAATCAACGTAAAAATAATTTACCTCCTCAAAGTTTTGAGTCAAACGAGGATTCCCTTGATGGCTTTGACATGGCAGAATTTGAGCCTAGATAAATTATAAAAAAAATGTATAAATTTGTAATCTAAATTAAATCTAATGGAAATTAAAGTAAAGGAAGTAGAATTCACTGAATCAAAGAGTGTACAAGAAATTGAGCGAGAGCTTCATGAGCAACATGAGCAAATGCTTAACGGAGAATTAGAGGTTAACAATGAGCCGGTTATCAACACAGGCGATATGGTTGTTGACAATCAAGCACCGACTGTAGACGAAAGAGAAGATGATAGTGAAGAGGAACTTTCAGAAGAAAAAGTTCTTTCATATTTGGGAAAAAGATACGGCAAAGAAATCAATTCATTTGATGACTTAGTTCAGGAACGAACTGATTCTGAAGAGATGGATGAGGAGATTGCTACGTATTTAAAATATAAGAAGGAGACAGGTAGAGGATTCGAAGACTTTAAGCAGTTAACTAAAGACTACGATTCAATGGACTCTGATCAACTTCTTAGAGCTTACCTATCTGCTACGCAGGAAGGTCTTGACGATGATGATATCGATGTTCTTATGGATGAGTATTCCTACGATGAGGACTTTGATGATGAGTCAGACATCAAGAAAATTAAGCTCAAAATGAAAAAGTCTGTAAATGAGGCGAAGAAATTCTTCAATCAGCAGAAGGAAAAATACAGAGTACCGCTTGAGTCAAGTAGGTCTTCTATTTCTGAAACTGATAGAGAAGAGTATGAGTCTTATAAACAGTATATACAATCAGCTAAGAATCAACAGGAGGAAAGCGAGCGTAAAAGTAAGTGGTTCGAACAAAAGACAGATGAGGTCTTTGGTGGAGAGTTCAAAGGTTTTGAGTTCAATGTCGGAGAGAAAAATATCACATTTGCACCGGGCGATGCCGCTGAACTGAAAAAGTTACAGTCGAATCCATACAACTTCATTACGAAGTATTTGGATGAGGATGGAATGATGAAGGACGCAGCAGGATACCATAGGTCATTAGCAATGGCATTAAACCCTGAGAAGTTTGCCAAGTTCTTTTATGAGCAAGGTCAAGCAGATGCTACAGATGATGTGACGCGTAAGATTAAAAACATTAATATGTCTGAACGTCAAGCACCTGTCAGTGTTTCTAAGGGGGAGATGAAAGTAAAGGCTGTTAATCCTGATTCCGGAAGGGGGCTCAAGATTCGCAGTATTAAAAATGTTTAACTTTTAAAAATTAGAAAAAATGGCTTTAAATTCAGTGCCAAATTACGCGTTGCAGCCGAATGCGCAACAAGTAGCATTATCAACAAATTACATCACGAACTTTGATTTCTTGAATCAGTATCTTCCTGATACATACGAGAAAGAGTTCGAGCGTTACGGAAACCGTACAGTTGCATCTTTCTTACGTATGGTAGGAGCAGAGATGCCGTCTAACTCTGATATGATCAAATGGGCAGAGCAAGGTCGTTTGCATACTAAGTATGTTAACTGTGATTCAGATTCAGCAGCAGGTTCAGATACAGCAGTAATTACTGTAAATGACGTTCTTATTCCATCTGCATCAGGTAAACCAATCGCTATCCGTCCGGGACAAACTGTATCTATCTCTGCTAACGTAAGTGGTGCTTCCAACAAAGGAATCGTTACTGCAGTTGATACAACTTTGGGAACATTCAACGTAGCTTACTACGAAGGAGCAGGACAAGCATTTTCAGGTACAGACGTATTGACTGTTTGGATCTACGGTTCTGAGTTCCGTAAAGGAACAAATGGTATGGTTGGTTCATTAGAATCTGACGATATCTTCTTCGATAACTCTCCAATCATCATCAAAGATAAGTACTCTGTATCAGGTTCTGATATGGCGCAAATCGGATGGGTTGAGATCGAAACAGAAAACGGAGCATCAGGATACCTTTGGTACTTGAAATCTGAGCACGAAACTCGTTTACGTTTTGAGGATTACTTAGAGACAGCTATGATTGAAGCAGTTCCTGCTGAAACAGCTTCAGGTGCAGCTACACAAACAGCTAACACTCAAGTTGGTAACAAAGGATCTGAAGGAGTATTCTATGTAGTAAACAACCGCGGAAACGTATGGGGTGGTGGTAACCCAACTACATTGGCTGACTACGATACAATCATTACACGTTTGGACAAACAAGGATCTATCGAAGAGAACGTATTGTTCTTGAACCGTGAGTTCAGTTTAGATGTTGATGATATGTTAGCAGCACAAAACTCTTACGGAGCAGGTGGTACTTCTTATGGTTTGTTTGATAACGATAAAGACATGGCGTTGAACTTAGGGTTCACAGGATTCCGTCGTGGTTCTTACGATTTCTACAAAACAGATTGGAAATACTTAAACGATCCAACAATGCGTGGTGGTCTTCCAACAGGTGCGTCTGCAACAGGTACAGTAACAGGTTTATTGGTTCCTGCAGGTTCAACAACTGTATACGATCAAATCATGGGTCAAAACGCGAAACGTCCGTTCTTACACGTTCGTTACCGTACAGTTAACGCTGAAGACCGTCGTTACAAAACTTGGATTACAGGTTCTGCCGGTGGTGCACAAACTAGCGACTTAGATGCTATGGAGGTAAACTTCTTGTCTGAGCGTTGTGTATGTACACTTGGAGCGAATAACTTCGTATTGTTCCGTTACGGAGCATAATAGAAACAAATATGAGGGGGACAGCAATGTCCCTCTCTATTTTTTATTTACAATTTAATTATATCAAATGAAAATACAAAGCACAAGACCTGCAACTGCAGATAAGGTCTATAAACTAAAAAATGACGCTGCACCACTTTCTTTCACATTACCATCAAGAAGTACGAAACGATTTCAGTTACTTTGGTTTGATGAAGAGAACAATGTAAATCGCCCATTGCGATATGCAATCAATCAAAAATCCCCATTTGAAGACGAGCAAGATGGAAATGCAATTGTAGATCAGATTGTATTTGAAGATGGATTCTTGCACGTACCAAAAAACAATCCGGTATTACAACAGTTTCTTTACTACCACCCATTGAATGGTAAGTCCTTTGTTGAGGTTAACCATGAGAAGGATGCGGCTGAAGAGGTTGAATGGTTATCTTTTGAGGCAGATGCTTTAATTAAAGCACGTGAGCTTTCATTAGAAGAGATTGAGTTGATGACACGAGTATTATTCAATAGAGACCCGTCTCGATATACAACTGCAGAATTGAAACGAGATCTTTTAGTATACGCTAAGAGAGACCCACGTGGATTCTTAAATGTATTAGATGATACATCGTTACAGACTAAGTCTCATGTACGTTCATTCTTTGAAGCTAAGTTATTAGTATTTAGAAACAGTAATAAAGAGATTTGGTTTAACACACCATCTAATAAAAAGAGAATGATGACTGTACCGTTTGGTGAAGACCCATACGAGGTAGCTACGCAATTCCTTCAAAGTGATGAAGGTATTGAATCTTTAAAGATGCTTGATAGCAATATGGAGCTACTTTAGTACGGATATATATAGAGAGGAGAAGGGGGATTTAGGTTCCCCTTTTTTTATTTATCTTTGTAAAAAGGATTATAATGATAAATTCGGTTAGAAACACAGTACTATCTATACTCAACAAAAATAACTACGGTTATATCTCACCTTCAGATTTTAACTTACTTGCGTTACAAGCGCAAATGGAGTTATTTGATGAATTGTTTAGTGGCTACAATAAAGTAATTAATATGGAGAACTCTCGTATGTCAGGTACTGACTATGCAGATATTGGAAAGAGTTCGTCAGAGGTATTGGAGTCTTTCTTAAGAAATGACTTCTTGACTCAGGTATCACCACTAACAAATGAGTACTACTTACCATCGTTAACAACTACAGGGTATAGTCCTTACATGATAAGCAAGATTACTTGCTATGATCCAAATACATCACTTCGTTTAAAGGATGCTGAAAAAGTAAGTAATGGAAATATTAATCTATTATTAGACTCACCACTAACATCTCCAAGCTTGGAATTTCCTGCTTATATAATTGAATATGATAAGGTTACAGTTTATCCGGATGTTATCAATGGGGTTAATTCATTGAAGTGTTCTTACTTTAGAACACCGTTAGCTCCTAAGTGGACGTATATTAACTTGCTAAATGGTGAGCCTGCATTTGACCAAACACAACCTGACTATCAGGACTTCGAGTTACCAATAGAGGATGAGTACAAGTTAGTTGCAAAAATACTTCAGTATTGTGGTGTTGTTATTCGTGAGGCTGAAGTAGCTCAGTTTGCATCATCACAACAACAGCAAGCGGAACCAACATTTACTTAACAATAATAAGACATGGCATATATTTCACAGTATCAGTATTATGAAAACGGGGGCAATGCTCCCGAGGATGCTAATTGGGGATCGTATCAATACGTTAGTTTAACTGAGATTGTTACAAACTTCCAATTGATGTATTCAGGAAACCACTCGTTGGTAAACAATGAGGAGCGTTATAAGATCTTGTTCCACGCAAAGCGTGCGATTCAAGAATTGAACTACGATGCGTTTAAAGAGATTAAGGTATTAGAGTTGGACGTATGTGAACAGCTACGTTTTGTATTGCCATCAGACTACGTGAATTGGGTTCGTATATCAATGTACAAGGACGGGTATCTATACCCTTTATCTGAGAACATTCAGACGTTATCATCAAAGGCTTACTTACAGGACAACAACTGTAGGATTTTATTTGATCAAGATGGTAATGCACTTGAGCCTCAATTCTCTGAGATTGATTGGGATAGAATTACTAATACCAAGAAGAGTATATATCTTAACCATGGTAATCAGTTTGATGGTCAAGAAGGTTACTGCTGTGATGGTAATTGGTACTTTGACCTATCAATTGGTACACGATACGGATTAAATACAGAGACTGCTAACAGAAATCCTACATTTAATATTGATAAGAAGGCAGGAGTTATTAACTTTGACTCAGGTATGGCTAATAAGTCTTGTATACTTGAGTACGTATCAGATGGTATGGAGAACGGTGATAACTCAAAGATTACTGTAAATAAGTTATTTGAGAAGTATGTATACGCTTATATTCAGTATGAGATCCTTAGCTCTAAGCTAGGTGTTCAAGAGTACGTTATTAGTCGTGCACGCAAGGAGAAGACAGCTCTTTGGCGCAATGCAAAAATTAGAATGAGTAATATACATCCGGGAAGACTCTTAATGAACTTGAGAGGAATGGATAAGTTCATAAAATAATATGGCAAACATAACAAGAAACTTTACTGCAGGCCGAATGAACAAGCTCGTTGACCAACGACTTGTGCCTAATGGTGAATATATAGATGCATTAAATGTAAGGATGGGATCTACTGAGCAATCAGAGATGGGTGTTATTGAAAACACAAAGGGTAACCTACCACTTACGAATCTTATCTATATAGATGGTACACCACTAAGTGGCGATGCAAGATGTATTGGTGCATTTGAGGATGGGTCTAAAGAGACAGTATATTGGTTTGTACATGACCCTAACTTCTCAGTAGGAGCTACAGGAAAGTTAGACTTAATCATGTCTTTCAATACTTTAACAAACATACTAACGTATCACGTTATTAGTATTGATGATGGAGATGGTATATTAACAACTCTTAATTTCAATGAAAAGTACTTAATTACAGCAGTAAATAAGATAGATGACTTATTATTCTTCTCTGATGACTATAATCCTCCTAGATGGATTAATGTAAAAAAGAACTATGCTAATCCATTTTCTGATGTAGATCAGTTCAGTTCTGAGTCATTATTGGTTGTTAAGAAGCCACCTATGGAGGCACCTACTCTTCAATTAACAAACACAGGCGGTCAACAAAACTTTCTTCAAGAAAACTTCATCTGCTTCGCATATCGTTATCGTTATGCAGACAGTCAGTACTCTGCAACATCTCAGTTTACCTTACCTGCATTTATACCTAGTACTTTTCAGTTTGACTTAAGTAGCTTACTTAACAATGGTATGCAGAACTCAATGAATACTGCTATCATTACATATAACTCAGGTGGGCCACTTGTAGTTGGAGTAGACTTGTTATTCAAGGATGCAAGTAATAATATCATCAAAGTAATTGAGAAGTTAAATAAATCTGAGCTTGGATTATTAGACAATACAGACTACACGTATGTATTTGACAATAGCAAGATATTTACAATACTACCTGATTACGAGATACTTAGGTTATATGACAACGTACCACGTCTTGCTAAGGCACAGACAATTATGGGTAATCGTTTGATGTATGGAAACTATCTTGAAGGTTATAATCTTATTGATAAATACGGTGTTCCTGTCAAATTAAATTATTCTACTGAATTGATATCAGAGGATATAAATTTATCAGAGTTAACAAATACTACTATAAGTGGTAATTATAACATTGACGGAGCTACAAGTATCTCAAATTCGGTTCTTTCTTTTGATTTATCAGGACTTAATTTAGTAGCAGGTTCTATAATAACATTTGATTTATCATTTGAACATGATTCGTTTTCAGGAAGCACTCCATTTCCAACTGAACTAAACTCAGATTTAGAGGTTTCCTTTTCATTTATATTACCTACAGATTATTCATCTGTTTATGATTTAGCTACTAGTCCAATATTTCAAGAGGCTATTGGTACAATTACTAATATACAGCCAATTGCAAATGCTTGTAATGGTACGACTATGACTGATATATTTAATTGTGGTCTAAGTCAAAACCTTAATACGTATATTAAATATAATAGCGGTATAAATGCTATTGGAGAACCTATACTAATTGGAACAAGTCCGAGTAGTAATAGTATAACTCTGCAATTTCCTGCCGCTGTTTATGTAAATAACATTACTACTCCTACGTATACAGTGTATGAATATCTTCAAGTAACTAATTCAAATGTTTATTTTCAACAATTATCAAACACTAAAAGTTTACATAGTAATAGAGGGTATGAAATTGGTATTGTGTACATGGATGATTTTAATCGTTCTACAACTGCATTAGTTAGTAAGAATAATACTGTCAATGTACCATGTGGTAACGCTAAGTATAAGAACTATATACAGGTAACTATACCAAGTTCTCCTGTGCCTCAGATTGCTCCTGAATGGGCAACTAGATATAAGTTTGTTATCAAACCTGATCGAGAGGGATATGAGACTATTTACTCAACTTTATTCTTCGAAGACCCTAATTCAAACAATGTATATTTTTTACTTGAAGGAGAGAACGCAAGAAAGGTAGAGACAGGTACTAGATTAATAGTTAAGACTGATACTGAAGGTCCAACTGATAATTGTATTATTACAACAGTATTGGAAAAAGAGTCTCAACAAGCAGATTTTTTAACTATACCAAGCAGTATAGATCCTACTATTAACTTGTCTATTCCTTCAGGAGTATACATGAAAATTAATCCGACCAACTTTAACGCTGTATTTGATGAGCAGTCAGTTATTTATTTCGGCACAACTCATACATCAGCTTTAAATGCAGGTGATTATGTATGGGGTGAGTATCCATTAAATTATGCATCATCACCAACAGGCCCATTTATAGATTATACTGTACCTCAAGGTAGTAGAATAATGTTAACATTTAAATTTGAAAGAAAAGGCCCCGGTGATGGTAATGGAAGTTGTGAAAGAAGGATATATACATTAGAAAAAACATTAGTATCCTCTGCTAATTACAATAACATGAAAGATTGGTGGGATGGAGATAATGTTGAAGATATTTTAAATTTAGGTGTAGCTGAAGTAGGCGGTACAGGAAATTGTAATATTGGAAATCAATATAACTCTTCAATGCCAAGTGTTCCTACAGTTGTTCCTGATTTATGTAATAATCAATATCAAATATGTAGAGATACATCTAACAATAGATTATTTTTATATGTTACAGGTACGAGATCTTGTGGTAGTACAGATGATAAAAAATCAACATTAAGTTTAGATATTAAGGTTTATAGAGCTGATACTACATTTATATTCGAGACTGAGCCATCTGAAGCAAATCCTGATATCTTCTTTGAAAGCGATCAATCATTTGCTATTGACTTTTTTGGTAATCACGAGGGTAATGTATTAAACCAAAACCTAAGTTTAGGTACACCGGCTGTTATTAATACAAGCTTTTT